GGAGTCAAAACAAATGGAGGCTATGTCTCTTAAAAAACTACAACGTAAACTTGATCCTAAAAAGAAATATCATATAGAGTACAGGAACAAGAAAAACAATTATGTATCAAGAATGATACGAGGGAGGGACAATGGCTGATCCAGCTAAATATAAATCTCTCTCAGTTCCACGCGAGGACTGGGAAACGCTTGGCCAACTGGCTAGTAAAACTAACAGGACTAGATCTAAAATGATCGGTCGTTTAATCAGATTTTTTCTAGATAACAAAGGTGCAAAAGCAAATGGGAAAAGTAATAAAAATAGCTAAACACGCGTGTATATGCCCGGTATGTCATGGCAACGGATATATTCGTATTGCTACCGGGGACACATCAAAAGATTTTAGAGACAACAGCAAAGTTGAACAATGTGAACAATGTAATTCTTCTGGTGAATTAGAAATACAAGAACCCACAATAGAATTTTTAGAATCGTTTGGTTCGAAGAGGTTACAATGATTAAAAATTTTTTAGCAAAAATATTAAGAACACCAAAATTTAAACAAAGAAAGATAGAGTCAAAGAAAAGATATAAGAGAAAGAAGAGAGTAAACGGATATTACTACGACTACAATGGTAAAGAACGGGTGCTCTATGACGATAACTGTTGAACACGCAGCTTATATTGCTGGACTCTTTGATGGTGAAGGAAGTATTTATTATGCGAGAAGACAAGAAAAGAAAAAGAAACATAAAGGAGCTGGGTTTAGATATTCAAACTCAATCCGAATTAGTATGGAAGTAACAATGACAGATCAATCTGTAATACATTGGATACATAAAATTTTAGGAGTGGGAACTGTGGTTAAAAAACCTAGAAAAGGTTTACGTAAAGATGGCACAAAATATTTAATGCAATGGAAATGGCGTTGCACTTTTAGAGACGCGTTCTACGTGTGTTGTATTCTGTGGCCTCACGCCCATACTAAACTACCTAAAATACAACAAGTAATAGATCACTATGATGGGGTAGTAATGAATGACAAAGTAGTCGATCTATTAGAATACAAAAGGATGATGAACTTAGAATGAATAAATATATAGAAAAATTTAAAGTGTGGTCTTTGTATTATAGACAAGAGATTGTTTTATTCTTGGCCGGCTTTATTGTTGGAGCGATAATATTTTGACCGCTGCATACGGAATGGGAATGTTTGGTTATAACATGATCTGTCTGATGATAGGTTTAATTATAATATATTACGTCATAAGGAATATAAAATGAGAGACATAGGATACATTGTAATCTATGCGTTAGTTATATTATGGCTAACAGGCTGCAGCGCGAAGTTTGATAGCTTTGATCCGACAACTACAACTTTAAGATGGATAATAACTCATGAAAAAAAATAATAGTTTTAGATACCCAAAGACTCAACGTGAAAAAGTTAATGGCCTTCGACACTATGTGTTTGAAAAAGAGAAGCTCCCATCGGTGACCACCATCCTGGACCAGACACAGCCAGCCGAGAAGCGCGAATCGTTACAAAGGTGGCGTGAACGAATAGGCGAGGCCGAAGCAACGCGGATCGTGGATAAATCACAAACACGTGGGACTGCTATGCACAAGATTCTTGAAAAATATATTTTAGGTCAAGGTTATCTTGATGAGACTGAGGTAGGTAAACAAGCCCACAACATGGCCATACAAGTTATTCAAAACGGATTATCGAATGTTACAGAATACTACGGCACAGAATGCACGTTATTTTACCCTGGTTTATTTGCAGGGCAAACAGATTTAGTAGGTGTTCACAAAGGACAGGACGCCATAATAGATTTTAAACAAACCAATAAACCTAAAAAAGAAGAATGGATTGGTGACTACAAACTTCAACTAGCAGCTTATGCTATGGCTCACAACATATTATTTAAAACATCTATATGCAAAGGTGTGGTTATGATGTGTAGTGCGGACAATTTTTATCAAGAGTTCGTTGTTGAAGGCGAACAATTTCAACAATATATGTTTGAATTTTTAAGGAGGGTAGATGAGTACTATAAAGGAAGATCAGAGAAGACTGGATAATATAGCAAATATGTACCACAAAACTAGTGGCGACATGAGAGAGATATGGAGAAAAAAATGGTACGAATTAGTAAAAATAATAGGAAGGAAATTAGATGAGTCTAAGATTGAGAGATCTACAACAAATTCTAGGAAAATTCACTGATGGTAACAAGGGCACTGCCATATCTGATTGTTTCATTTATATGGAAACAGATAATGGACAACTTGCAGAAGTAGGTAGAATAGAGCTACAGGAAAGTAAATTAATAGGTAAGATAAATAGCTCTGCCGCCTGGCGTGTAGTTTTAAAACAAGACAAAAAATTTATTAATTTACAATCTACAACTTACAAACAATGAACATAGATCTAGTAGAATATCCTGATGTATTTTTAAGAAATATAAGTAAAGAGGTTACGTTTCCACTAGATGATAAAACAAAAAGATTAATTAAATGGATGGCAAGAGCCATGTATCAAAATTTAGGTATTGGTTTAGCTGCAATACAGGTTGGATACGAACTTCGTATTTTTATTATGGATTGCACAAGAGCACAAAATAATTACCAAGTATTTATTAATCCTAAAATTATTAAAACAAGTGATGAAATGTTAACTGACTATGAAGGTTGTTTATCTGTACCAGGTAAACAAGGTGAAGTAAAAAGATATCTCAGAATTACTATAAACTACAAAAATGAGGAAGGAGAGGAGCATACTAAAACATTTTACAATTTAGAGGCCAGATGTATTCAACATGAACTGGACCACCTAGATGGTAAATTATGCATAGATTATGAAAAAGGTGAGTATAGTCGGGACAAACATAAGTCCCAAACAATGGTCGAATCTGATTTTAGAGTTAAACATAATACGTAAACAGTGGGCACCATATGCTAAATTTGAAATTCAAGGCCCTGGAGTCCGTAAAATTATTAAAAATGGCACAAATGTGTTCAAATTACCACAGAAATAAGGTAGATGTGCCAAGGTATAGTGAAATATTTGAGCAAATTTTTTTTTCAGTGATAAGAAAAAACTCGTGGCACACGTGGCACAGGGTAAAATTGAGCTATTATCGTTGGTATTACTGGCTAAATGGTGTGCCAAGGGTGTTGGCACAGCCTGGCACAGTATTCTACTCGGCGTGCGCGACCCTTTTTGTTTTTATGAAAACTTTTTTGCCCAAAAATTCTACTTATAGTATAAGATCTCATGCCTAGACAACCCAAGAAATCAAAGTACAAATCAGTCGTTATCAAAAAGAAACGATACTACTTTTACGAGATCCTGTGGGAAGATATCACGGCGGATGGGGGCCATGCGACGGCTTTTGAGTTCATGGGATTCTTGCCCAGTAGAATGGTAACGAGAGCGTACGTATTTGAAAAAGATAAAAAGTATGTAAGAACCTTTGCATCTTACGAAGTTAATGAAGAGTTATTTTCTGATAGAAATGTGTTTCCAAAATCATGTATAATAAAAATGGAGAAAATAAGTGAAAAATAAAACCTTGACTAAAAACATGCCTAACGTAAAATGGGACCAACTTCCACCAAGGAAGGGACCTAACCCACAAGGAGTAAATTATGGGATTAATAAAAAAAATAATAGCAAAATATCACGAGTTATATTGCAGAGCAAACGAAGTGACTAATCGGATTCAGGGTTTAACTCTGATTCTGATTCTTCTTGTTCTGATTCTGGGCTAACATTCTTCATATTATTGACGTACTTATTTTCCAAGTAATCTTGGAGTTCTGCTTTCGTCATTTCATTTAGTTTTTTAGTTGCATCAATATGAACGTGTACGTTTTCTTTGTTATAAAAACCATTTGCTTGGCCTCTTCTATATTCTGTATTGGAGGCCACAGCATAAGTCTGTGGTTGTTTCATAGATAAGTTTCTAATTTTACCCATCATGCCCATGTGTCTGTTAAAATCAGTTGAGTGTTGGTCTATGTTCTCCTGTCGTAGCTTCTCCATGTATTGTGCCACCAAAGGATATTTTTTAGGATTCTTAAGGTCAGATGCATTTTGCCTTGGTCTATTCTTGTAGCCAGCCATAACTGCACATTCTGTTTGATTAAACTCACCATCATTAAAAACCATTAATTCTGCGAATTTCATCTGCCTTTGTGTTAATGCAGGCTTTCTACCCATCTTTTTGCTTACTAAATCAGACATGCTCAAAGTATACTGATTGTTACGAAAAAAGTCAATTTTTGTACGATTATGTATCGATTTTAGTACGTAAATGTGTAAGAATAAGTACAGGTGTAAGATGAAAAAAGAGAGCAAATTTTGGCAGTTAGTTAAGAAAAAAACACCCCAAATTCAGTGGACTAGACTGGAGTCTTGGGCATCCTTCGGCGTGCCAGATCT